CATCTAGCCACTGCCACACCGACGGAAGAAAGCGCCGCCGTATCACCCAACAATCTTCTTTTAGTTCAATGGGTTATACTAGTCTCCATGCTTTTTTACGGCTGGTTAGTTACAAATGCAAACAACAAATCTTCTGCAATGTAGCAATCCGCGTCGTTTGCTGGCGCGTTTGAACCCAAGCACGATCCGCTACGACACGCTGCCTGGTGGTGTGCCTGAGCTGACGGCGCAGGACATTGCCCATGCCTTAGCGCTCACCCCAGCGGGTTTGGGGCGTGCGGTACTGGAGGCGTGCTGGTGGCCGGATGGCGCAGCGTTGCGCCGTGGCCCCTTGCGCGATGCGGCGGTGGCCTTGGTGACGCCGGAGATTCGACGGCAGCAGCAGCGCTTGCTGGAAGCGCGTACAGACGTGGGCATAGCCAAGGCGTGCATGGGGTGGACCCGAGCGACGACAAGCGCACAGCAGGCGGCGCTCAGGCGTGCGCAGGAGCGGCTGGAGGAGGCCAAGGCGCAGCTATGGCCACAGGCAACGTTGGAGATGTTACCGGCACTGGTTGCGGCGGTGGTGGGTGAGCTGTCCACGCCGCAGTTATGCCCCTGCTGTCATGGTCGGGGGGAACGGCGTGTAGGGGCGTTGGTGAAGGTGTGCACGGCCTGTGGTGGCAGTGGCATGCTGCCGGTGAGTGATCGCCGTCGGGCGGCTGCGATTGGCCGTGATGAGGCTTCCTACCGCAGGGTGTGGTGTGGCGTGTACGAGTGGTTACTTAACAAGATGCGTAGTGCTGAACGCCAAGCGGCTAGGGAGCTTCAAGAGGCGTTGCAGAGAGAAGCTGCGTAGTGCGGAGTTGATGCCTCCGCACTTTCCCCCCTACTGTACGCGCCTGAGTGGTGCTGTGTCCTCATCATTTTAGCCGCACATGGCGGCCCGCCCTGCCCACCTCAGCAGGGCTTTTTTTTTAATTCAAAGCCAGCGACCGCCTTCGGGCGGTTTTTTGCGTACTGGAGTCCCCCCCATGCAGACCATTGGTGAAGAAGGCATTGCACTGATTAAGTTTTTTGAGGGTTGCAAGCTGATCCCTTACACCTGTCCTGGGGGAGTATTGACGATTGGCTATGGTGAGACGGGTAAGCACGTCGTACCAGGGTTGCGGCTTACCAATGAGCAGGAAGCAGATGCGCGGTTACGTGCTCGATTAGCCAAAGAGTTTGAACCGGCTGTACGGCGTTATGTGCGTGTGCCACTCAAGCAACAGCAGTTCGATGCGTTGGTATCGCTGAGCTTCAATATTGGTGTGGGCGCGTTTCACCGCTCGACGCTGTTACGCAAGCTCAATGCTGGTGATATTGCTGGTGCGGCGGAGCAGTTTCATGTGTGGAAATGGGCGGGCGGTCGTGTGCAGTCTGGTTTAATTATCAGGCGTGCCGCCGAACGTGTGTTATTTGAATATGGTGACTGGCGTGCCGAAGCGGAGAAACAGCGTTCCGCTTTGAAGAGCAAGGGTCGCCGTGATTGATCCCTCGGCCATGATGTCCTGGTGGAAAGAAGCGTTTTACACGTGCCTTGCGATGGTGGCTGGGGTACTCGGCTACTTAATGCGCACGCTCGACAACGGCGAGAAACCGACCTGGGCGCGTGTGCTGATCGAAGCCAGTGCGGCGGGGCTTGTGGGGCTGTTTGCAATGTGGGTGTGTGAATCGCTGGAGTTAAGCCAGCAACTGACGGCAGTCACAGTGGGGGTGTTTGGTTGGCTTGGGGCCTCTGCCAGTTTGGACCTAATTCAAAGCTTTATTGTCCCCAAAGTGGGGGGCGGGAGAAGGAGTTCGGATGATCGTTAATACACTGCGCCGTGTGGGGCGAGGTTTGCCCAGTGTGCGGCTGTTGGTTGAGTACATGATGATTGGTGCGTTGGTGGCGTTGGTGGCGCATGCAGTGCTGGCCTGGTCCGAGCGCAGTCAATTAGCGCAACGTGCGGCGCAGCTGGAAGGCCAGTTAGCAGCGGTGGAAAGCACGTTGGATGCACAGGTTGCGATCAACACGGAGCAAGATGCGGCGATTGCGCGGCTGCGTGCGTTACGTGAGATCGACAGGCAGGCGATTGCGGGGCTGCATACGGATTTGAATCGGATCACGGTGCGCGACCGTGTGTTGCGCTGCGGTGTGCGATGAGCCGCAACGGGGTTTTTTATGCAAGCGCTTACGACACAGTGCGCACGCATGTATTGCGCATGGTGGAGGGCGAACGGATGAAATGCACAGTAGAGATGGAGGGTGCGATGCCGAAAAGTGTTTCTATCACCTCAATGACGTTGGATACCAGCCGCCAGTGTGCCGCCGATGCAGTTGCGGGGGATGTAGGGGCGCGCCGTTTTGATGTCTGGGTTACCGGCCAGCGTTGCGGTGAAGGTGTGATCTTTGCACGTACAACGCTCAGTGATGGCGTTTGCCGTGTCCATCGTATTTGGGTGAGGGTGCAGTAATGGCGTGGGCGAAAGGCCAGTCTGGCAACCCCAAGGGCCGCGCGATGGGCAGCAGGAACAAGAACACGGCGGCGATTAAACAAGCCTTTCTGGACGCGTTTGACCAGCTCGGCGGTGTGCCTGCCTTGGTCGCCTGGGCGCGGGATAACAAAACAGATTTCTACAAACTAGCGGCGCGGATGATTCCCACGGAGGCCCGCGTCAGTGGTGAACTGGAGTTGAAAGAGGCGGGCGATGATGAATTGGATGCCGCCATTACAGCATATGCCACCCAAGCAGGTATTAGCCTTGTTGTTAGAGGAGAAAGCGCGCCGCCGCCGCACTAACCGTCTGGCCGAATACAGCCCCTATCCCAAGCAACGCGCTTTTCATGCGATGGGTGCATGCACGCGTGAACGGTTGTTGGCGGCGGCGAACCAGTCAGGAAAGACACTGTGCGCTGGGCATGAGGTGGCGATGCATCTCACAGGCCGCTACCCGCAGTGGTGGGAGGGTAAACGTTTTGAAAGGTCCAATCACGGACTGGCTGGTTCAGAAACTGGAGAACTAACACGCCGTGGCGTGCAGCGCATTTTGCTAGGACGTGATCCTAAAACGGAGATGGGGACAGGTGCGATTCCTGGAGAATGTATTGAGGGCGTGACCTGGGCGCGTGGCGTGCCTGAACTGGTCGATACGGTGTACGTGCGACATGTGTCTGGGGAGCGCAGTTCGATCTCGCTAAAATCCTTTGATCAGGGCCGTGAGAAATGGCAAGCCGATACGGTCGATTGGGTGTGGTTTGACGAGGAGCCACCCGAAGATGTGTATTTTGAGGGGATCACCCGGACCAATCGGACCTTTGGCCCAGTGTTTATGACGTTCACACCGCTGAAGGGCATGTCCAGCGTGGTACGGCGGTTTCTGCTGGAACAAGCCCCGGACAGGGGGCTGGTGCAGATGACCATTGACGACGCCGAACATTACAGCCCTGAGGATCGGGCGCGCATCATTGCCAGCTACCCAGCCCACGAGCGCGAGGCGCGCACCAAGGGCACTCCTTCACTGGGCAGTGGCCGCGTGTTTCCTATCGCGGAGGACTCGATTGCCATCGCGCCGTTCTCGATTCCTGAAGAATGGGCGTTGATTGGCGGGATGGACTTTGGCTATGACCACCCGTTCGCTGCGGTAAAAATGGCCTGGGATCGTGAAGCCGATGTGATTTACGTGATGTGTGCATACCGTCAGCGTGAAGCAACCCCTGTGATTCACACGGCGGCATTGAGGCCCTGGGGTGCACATTTACCGTGGGCGTGGCCGCACGATGGGTTGCAACACGACAAAGGCAGCGGTGAACAGTTGGCCGAACAATACCGGCAGCAGGGGCTTTCCATGCTGGGGCAACGGGCGACCTTCACAGACGGCACCAACGGCCTTGAAGCAGGCGTCACGGAGATGCTGGACCGGATGCACACCGGACGTTTGAAGGTGTTTAGCCACCTGACAGAATGGTTTGAAGAATTCCGGCTCTACCACCGTGAAGACGGGCGGATCGTCAAACACCATGACGACCTGCTCAGCGCGACACGGTACGCGATGATGATGCGGCGGTACGCCAAGCCACCGCGCGTAGCCACATTTAATGTTTACGATTACTCGGTGGATTATTGAAGATGCCCCGCGCACAGAAAAAAACCACGGATGAACTGGCCCAGATGCGCTCGCGCTACCAGCTCGCCAGTGATTGCTGCCGCGATCTTTACGACCAGGCGCGTGATGATATTAAGTTTGTCACAGTCCCTGGGAACCAGTGGGATGAGTCACTGAAGAAACGCCGCAGACACCGACAGACGTACGAATTTCCCAAGCTACGCATGCATACCCAGCAGGTGATCAACGAGATGCGCCAGCAACGCCCCTCTTGCAAAGTGCGAGGCGTGGAAGAATCGGACCGTGGGCTGGCTGAAATCATGCAGGGGATTTGCCGCAATATTGAAAGCGTATCCAATGCCGATCACGCCTATGACATTGCGTACGAGAAAGCGGTCAAGGGTGGTTTTGGCGTGCTGCGCGTGATGACGGATTATCTCAATGAGGATGATTTTGAGCAGGATATTCGCATCAAGGCGGTACGCAATCCGTTTGCGGTGAAATTTGACCCTGCCGCCGTTGAGATTGATCGGCGTGATGCAAACTTTGCGTTTGTCGAGGAGTTGATCCCGAGAACCGATTTTGAGCGCCGCTTTCCGGACGCCGATGTGTCCGACTTCGACGCAGATACACAGTGCGGTGCGTGGCGTGATGCTGGGCAGGTGCGCATTGCCGAATACTGGTGGAAAGACCCCAGGAAACGGGAATTGCTGGCCTTGTCGGATGGCCGCGTGGTGTTTGCCGACGAGATCGCCGCGCAAGCTGGGTTGGGTGTGGAGGAGGCGAAAACGTTTTTAGAGTCAGCGGGTGTGCAGATCGTACGTACACGCACCATTGAGGGTCACCGCGTGCTGATGCGGCTGACCAATGGGCACACCTGGCTGACGGAACCTTACGAATTCCCTTGCCAATTTATCCCCATCGTTCCGGTATGGGGGAATATTGAGACTATTGATGGCAGTGATTACTGGTCGGGCATGGTGCGTTTTGGTAAGGACCAGCAGCGCCTACATAACGTGCATCGAACAGCGCTTGTTGAAGCGGTCGCCAAATCCCCTAAAGCGCCTTTCATCGTTGACCCCAAAATGATAGAGGGCCATGTGCAGATGTGGAATGACTCACATTCTGAAGACTTCCCCTATCTGTTGGCGAATATCGTTGATAACGGGCGTATCCCTGTGCGTGTCGAGCAGGCCCAGGTCCCTGACGCTTTAATTCGACTGGCGGGCATGGATAACGACGATGTGAAAGCCGCCACGGGGATCTACGACGCAAGCCTAGGCGCACGCAGTAATGAAACCAGCGGGATTGCGATCAACAGCCGCAAAATGCAGGGCGCGGTGGCCACGTTTAACTACATTGATAATCTGGCTTACGCGGTACGCTACACCTATGAAATTCTCGTAGACATGATTCCTCGCATCTACGATACGCCGCGTGCGGTGCGTGTCCTGGGCGAGGATGGCGGCGAGAAGTGGAAACAGCTATACCAACAGGTGACCGACCCGACGACCGGCCACACCATCACCCTGAATGATATCCGTCAGGGGAAATATGATGTAGTGGTCACGGTGGGCCCAAGCTACGCCACGCAACGCATGGAAGCGGCGGATGCCATGATGCAATTAGCAGCCCAGATGGGCGGTGTTGCGCCGCAAATCGCCACGGTAGCCGCCTACGCCGGAATGCGGAATATGGACCTTGTTGGCGGGGAGGAAGTGTTAGCTGCTTTCCATAAGCTACTTGTCGCCCAAGGCTTGCTCCCACCCAAAGATGGCGAGCCGCCTCCAGAACCGCCCGCTCCGGACCCCGTACAGCTAGCCCGCGTGAAGAAACTATCGGCGGATGCGGAATTGTCCGATGCCCGAGCGCAACATCAACGGGCCGACGCCGCACAACAACATCTTGAGACATTGGCGGCTGCGCATGCCTTAAGCGCGCCTGCCGTCGATCCTGGGTGGCTTCCTAACGCCCCTAACAACACACCGCCGCAAGGCGGTTTTTTTATGCCTGAAGGCCCTGCGCCTCACGGCGTGATACCGGCTGCCCACAGCCGCGTCCGCATTGGCCCGGTCAGGCCGACCCCGAGAGGATGAGATGAGCGACGATACCAACACCGCTACGGAGAGTTCTGAGGCGGTAACACCGCCCACAAACGACGCGCAAGCGGCGCTGCAAGAACAGCAGCAACAACCGACGCCCGAACCCAGCAGCGAACCGCCCAGCGCCACCGGCGAGGCGGACAAGCAAGCCGAAGAGAAAAAGAAACAAGGCAACCGCACCCGCGACTACATTCAGCGGATCAACGGTGAAAACAACGAGCTACGCCGTCGGCTTGAGGCATTGGAGCGGCAGCAGCAACCCGTCCCTACGCGTTCCAGCCACACGCCGCAGGCAGGGCAGGAAGGCGCACCTGGGCTTGAAGACTATGCCTATAACTGGAATG